TTGCGTGCGACCTGCTCGGTATCGGAGATGACAACATCTTGCATCAGTCCAATGCTCCGCTCGCCTGTCGCAATGCTTCTGCCGCATTGAGTTCGGCCATAGAGACGACCTGCACGGTCTCATGCGTATGTCGCCAGCGCTCCATCTCATAAGCACGCTGCCGTGCCCCCTCTGCGCTCATCAGGTCGGTTGGCGGCTTCAGCCCGGCCTCGACGTAGGCCTCTCTGATCGCGGCCCACATCCTCGCCAGGAGCGGCGCGTGAACATCCCACGGTTCGAGAACAAAGCGCGGGCGATTCGGATCGTTGCGCGGATTGCTGGCGTCGCTCATTAAATCTCTCCGAACAGGCTGACAGGTTCGGCATTCATAAGATCGAACAGCGTGCCGTCATTGCGCTGCCGCTCGGCCAGCCGCAAATTTGCGCACGCCTGACGGTAATAGCTGGCCTTGAGTTCGGCACCGATGAACTTGCGGTCCATCTCGATCGCCACGTATCCAACCGAGCCGATGCCGACGAACGGCGACAGCACCACGTCGCCAGGGTTCGTCCACAGGTCCAGACAGCGACGGATCGGTGTCAGTTGCAGAGGCGAAATGTGCCGCTCGTCGTGTTCCTCGCGCGCCACCCGATGCGACAGCACGTCCGATTGCGCGATGTCCATCCAGACCGGCTCGGCATAGCGCTGCCATATCTGGATCGACTTGTGATCGGCCAGGGTCCGGTTGCCGCCACTTTCGAATGTCGAGGCGGCATACGCGGTCATCTCAGCGTCCGTCATATCATCGCCGTGATAGGTCTCGAAGATGCCGCTGACCGGCTCATCACTCTCGCCCGGCTTGCGCATGGTTACGATGTAATCCGCAATCGCCATCCGACTCATGGCCGAGTCCTTGACGACCTGCTTGTGCAACAGACCAAGCGCCTTGGTGCGCTGCATGGCCGATACCGGGTCTTTGCGGATTGTCACCTTGGAGTGGTAGTGAAATCCGACTTCCTGACAAAGTCGGATGTTGTCGCCAGAGAAGTCCTTGATCGAAATGAACCCGTCGCGCGTGATTGAGGACGGCAGGTCCATGCAATGGATACTGACCAACCGTCCGGGTTTCATGGCGCGGAATACACCCTGTAGCACGAACCTGTAATGCTGCCAGAACACAGCGTCGTCGGCGTTGTTCGACACATCGCGCGGATCGTCGCTGAAGGTGTAGAGCGAGGAAAATGGTGGCGAGAACATACAGAAATGCGCTGAGTTCTCTGGCAGGCCGCGCATCATTTCGATGCAATCAGAGTTATAGATCGCCCATCGTTCGGTGATGGTCTGGTCGAATACGTTTACGCTGCCGTCATCCATGTTGGAATCTCCATTGGCTTGCGTGGCGCAATGATCTCGCTCGCGTTGCGACCACCAAGCACGTTTTCACGCTGCAAATCTCGCATATGGACGCTCATCGCATCCAGCATCAGATCGAACGCCTGCTCCTTTCGTTTCAGGTTTGCGACCACGGCACCTTCCAGTTCCGAGGCGATGAAATAAACCTCAACCGGTCGGGTCTGGCCGAACCGCCAGCAACGCCTGATGGCCTGATAGACCTGCTCAAAACTGTCGGTGAGGCCGACCATGACCATGCGGGCGCAATGCTGATAGTTCATGCCATGGCCGGCGATGGCAGGCTTTGAGACCAGCATCAGGGGTTCGCCGGCATTGAAACCGAGCAACCGTTCAACCTTGGTTTCAACCTTATCCTTCCCGGCGACCTGCAGCCCGTTCGGCAGTTTGTGTTCGATCGCGTCGGCTTCCTTGTTCAGGTTGCACCAGACCAGCCAGGGTTCATCAGGCTCGCGCAGGATGATCTCAACCGCCCGTTCAACGCGATCGTCAGCCGTATCCCGCCGCACGCCGATTCGCTGCGAAAGCGTGCTCGCCATCATCGGGAACAACTCGCCGGCCGTTGGTTTGTATTCGGCCGCCACGGTCACCTGATGCAAATTGAGAGGCGGCAGATCGTATCCTGGCTCGTCGAAGCCCAGATCGGCCGGATGCCGCACCATGACGCTCCACGAGGCCAGCCAGCGCCAGAAGTCCGCGGCGGCATGTCGCTTCATGCGCCAGCCATCGTGCCCCTGCGTGGCGTCTACGGCCCGGATTGAGCCGTCGTGCACGAAGAACATTGCCAGCATTTCCTTGGCGTCCATGACACCCAGGAACTCGCTGTGCTGACCGAGTTCAGTGTAATCATTCGGGGCTGGCGTGGCCGAGCAGCAGAGTTTCCAGGGCACCGTTGCACATGACTCTGTCAGTAGTTTTCGGGTTTTTCCGTCATGGCTTTTGATGATTCCGCTTTCGTCGAGGACAATTCCGGCAAAGCGATCGATGTCGAATTTCTCGAAACGCTCGTAGTTGGTCACAACGATGTCGGTGGTCACAGCCGCCTGATCCGCAGCATAGGCGACGCCTTCAATCCCGAACTTCTGCGCCTCGGCCACGGTCTGCTCAGCGACCGCCAGCGGACACAGGATCAACACGTTTCCAAATTCCTCGGCCACGACACGCGCCCATTCCAGTTGCATGAGCGTCTTGCCAAGCCCCGTGCCGGCGAACACCGCAGCGCGACCACGGCGCAGCGCCCACGATGTGATTGCGGCCTGGAACGGCTTGAGTGCGGCATTGAGCGGCGGGACGACAGACAGACCGCTGGCAGCGGCGCGCGGCGACTTGTTCGCCAGGAACTCGGCATACGCGCTCACTAAACGATCTCCCCAAACAGCACGACATCCTCCTGGAACGCCACCGGCACCGGAGCGGGCTCCGATTCGAATACCATCCCGCCGCCCGGTATATCGGGCAACAGATGCAGGTTCTGCGGCGCGTGGCGGGCCACGAGGCCGTGCAACATGCGCGTCAGCAGGCTCTCCATGGGATGCCCGTGCAGCTTCGCCAGTGACCGGGTGACCTTCATGGGATCGGCCCAGTCGGCCTTCGCATCGGCGCGGTGCTGATTCATGGCCATGGCGGAAATCTCCCTTTTGTTGCCAGCCACGAGGTCATCATTGGACCGGGATGACCTCCCTCCTTTTCCAGGATCGTCTCAAACAGCCAGTCGGAGATGGTGCCAATCACGGTTGGCCGCGTCGCGATCTCATTCGCCTCGCACCACGCAGTGAGCCGTTCCCGGATATCAGGCTCGCGAAACCACTTTAGGGTTGCGGCGACGTGCTCCCGGCTTTCAGGACGGAAGACATCGGCCCCGTAATCCTTGATCAGGGACGCTGCGATGGGGCGAACGGCCAGCCGTGCCTCTTTCGACGACTCGTTGATGCCCATCGCGATTCGCAGGTCCAGCAGCCATGCGGTCGCCTGGAGGAACGTGGCCTTAATCATGGCCGAGAAGCCCGGCGAACATGTCCGGCTCGTGAGTTCCCTCGATGATCAGCCCCTCCTCGGCCATCTCGCGAAGCGCTTCCAAGGCGCCATTTCGGAAAACCGGCTCACGCTGGCCATTCATCTGCCTTTCGACCGTGGGCGGCGGCGTATCAGGTTCGGTAAGCCAACGGGATTGGTTCAGCCAGGTTGATGCCATGGGCAGGAAGTCCGGCTTGAAGGGGTAGCGTCTGACCCCTTCGGTTATTTCGAGCGGGCTTGCGCGTTTGAGAGCGGAATCCCACGCCTTTCGGCAGGCCGACCTTCCTTCTGTTTTTCGTGGATAAAGAGCCCAGAACGCCTCAAAAGGTCCTGCCACGTCTGCATTCGGTTTCGTCCCTTTTTTCAAATTATAATCGTGACAAAGAGTTTGTAAGTTTGAGAGTTCGGTTGCTCCCCCTTTTGACTGAGCAACGATGTGATCAGCGCGTAATTTGCTTCGTGACCCACAATGTTGACACCGATAATCATCTCTCTCGAAAACGGACCACCGAACGCTTGCGGGAATTTTTGCCTTCGGTGGCGGTCCTGGCCGGGGCGGATTTTCTCGGGTCAACCAATCACCAGAACGGGCCTTCCAATACTGATTGGCAACCTCATCGGCACACA